ATGTGTTAAACATATTTGTCTCCTTTGCCTATTGTTGGCATGGTTCTAATATCATATCTTTTATGTCGCTGCAACCGCGTAATTCTTTTTATTCGCTAGCTCTGCTGGTTCAGCTTACTCTGTTTTATTCCATGCCTCTTTCGGCGCGCGGAGCCACGCGGCTTTGCCGCGAGCGCGCCGTGCTTGCATTTTGGACGGTTCCACAGTACGTTTCTAGATACGTACTGTGTTAGGTGACAGCATGCGGCGAAGGCGGAATGTAGGGAAGATCTTAGCAGCAACTCCTTTGCTGGTATCTAGCCCGCCTCGCCCTGTTGTTATGCGTCCGCGTGTTGTTGTTGCGCGGCGTATTCCTAGTGCGTTATCGATGATTGAAGATAATCGTCGTTTTCATCCCCTCGGGCTGGCTCGTCCTCCGAGGGGTCTTTTTTTGCGTCCTCGTATCGTTGCGCCTCCAATTCGTCGGCGCAAGGTGAGCAAGGCTGTTGCTCCGTTTCGTGTTCCTGCAGCTCTCGGTTTTCAGTTGCCGGACAAGGTTGTGCGGTGTATTCGTCGCAAGTCTCGTCGTGAGGTGTTATTTGCGTTGCATCGGACGGGTAAGGGTTCCCGTACTCCTAAGCGGCGTAATATGTGGTCGGAAATTCATTGTTGAGGAGGTTGATATGTTTCTTGGTGAATTGCTGGGTGGTGCTGCTTCGATTGTTTCGAATATTTTTGGTAAGAACAAGGAAGCGAAGCTCCAGAAAGAGTTTGCACAAAATGGTATTCAGTGGAAGGTTGAGGATGCTTTGAAAGCGGGTGTGCATCCGCTTTATGCTCTTGGTGCAAACACTATGTCTTACTCTCCGGTTGGTATCGGTGACATGGGTGGTGCGTTTCAGTCTATGGGTGCTGGCGTTGATCGTGCTATGGAAGCGACTCGTGATGGTCCTGGCCGGATTGGTAAGGCTGTTGAGCGCTTGGCTCTTGAGCGTTCTGGTCTTGAGAATGACAAGTTGCGTGCTGAGATCGCTTTGACTCGTTCTCAGATTGGGCCTCCTATGCCTCGGCCTGTTTATTCAAATGATCCGACTCAGATTTCGGGCAATGTTCCGGGTTCTACGCCTATTCGTCTGGGTCCGAATACTGTTATACCTTCGTCGCCTTGGTCTGATGCTCAAGTTGTTGAGGATAGGTATGCGGATGGGGTATCTAACATTTATGGTGGTATATCTGCGGCGCGTGATCTGTATCGATATTATATTGATCCGTGGATGACCAAGCATTTTGATCCGTATGTTAAGCCAGCGGATCGTGCGCTCGGTCGTTTTTATGGTCGTGTCGGTCGCGCTTTGCGGCGTCGTAAGGGTTCTTCGTCGTCGGACTGGTATAGTGCTCCGGGGACTGGTACATTTGGTTATTGAGAGGAGGTGATTTAGATGCGTCGTCGTCGTCGTCGGTTGAGTCGTCGTCGCGGGCGGTCTGCCCGTCGTCGGACTCGTTCACGCCGTGTAGGTCCGCTTCGTATTGGCTGGCGGGTGTGATGTTGTGTCGTAAGCCATTTGTTAAGGCAGGGGTGGCCTATCCTTGTGGTCAATGTAAGCCCTGCCGCCTTAATCGTCGTCGTTTGTGGCAGCATCGGATTATGCTTGAGGCTTTGTGCCACAGTAGTTCGGTGTTTGTTACGCTGTCGTATGATGATGATCACTTGCCTGTGTTGGATGACGGTCGGGGCACTTTGGTGCCTGCTGATTTGCAGTTGTTTTTGAAGCGACTTCGTAGTAGGTTGGAGCCGGTTCGGTTTCGATTTTATGGAGTTGGTGAATATGGTGAACGGTCTGAACGTCCTCATTATCATGTTATGTTATTCAATTTTCCAAGTTGTGCTCGTGGGATTACTAAACGTAATTCCGTTACGGGTGAGTCTCAATGGGCTGAGTGTTGTGAATCTTGTAGGTTATTGGGTTCTACTTGGGGCAATGGTGCTGTTTACGTTGGTGCCGTGTCTCGTGATAGTGCTGGTTATTGTGCGGAATATACTGTCAAGAAGATGACTAAGAAGGATGATTTTCGTCTGAAGGGTCGTCACCCTGAGTTTTGTCGTATGTCGTTGAGGCCGGGTATTGGTGCTGATGCTATGTACGATGTGGCCTCGGATTTGTTGAAGCATGGTCTTGACCAGACCTTGATTGATGTTCCCGCGGCGCTTGCGCACGGGAACTCTAAGTTGCCGTTGGGTCGTTATCTTCGTTCTAAGTTGCGTGTTGCTATCGGAAAGGATGGTGGTTGTCCTGAGGAGGTTAAGGAAGGTATGGCGAAGGAATTGCAGCCTTTGCGCGATTATGCGTTCAATACTTCGCAGTCGTTTGCGAAGGTCGTGAGTGAGGTTGATGATCAAGCAGTGTTGAATATTGAAAGTCGTTTGGCTTTGTCCAGAAAGGTGAAATCCCAATGAAACGTTCTCAGTTTAATTTGAGTTATACCAAGCTTCTGACCTGTGATATGGGTGAGCTTGTTCCTATTGGTTTGACTGAATGTTTGCCGGGTGATGTGTTTCAGGGTAACACTAATGCTCTGTTGCGGTGTGCGCCCATGTTGGCGCCGGTGATGCATCCTGTCCATGTGCGCATCCATCATTGGTTTGTGCCTCATCGTTTGGTTTGGTCGAATTTCGAGAATTTTATCACGGGTGGTCCAGATGGGCTTAATGCGTCGGTTTTCCCCACTATTGCTATGCCCGGCGCTGGCGGTGCTGCTGTTGGGTCTTTGGCTGATTATTTGGGTGTTCCTACAGGGGTGAATTCTCTTGCGGTGTCTGCGTTGCCGTTCCGTGGGTACGCTAAGATTTGGAATGACTGGTATCGTGATCAGGATTTGCAGACTCCTTTGGTGATAAACACTGGTGACGGTGTTGATGCGACTACGTCCACGGCTCTGCAGAATTGTTCCTGGGAGAAGGATTATTTTACGTCTGCTCGTCCATGGGAACAGAAGGGTGCTGCTGTTAATATTCCGTTGGGTACTCGTGCCGATGTGAAGGGTATCGGTCGCGTTGATGGTGCTGCGTCGGTTCAGGTCGCGGCGTCGTTCCGTGAAACTGGTGGTGGTACGCGAGCTTATAACGCTGGTGCTTCTCAGTTGTGGGATGCTGGCGCTGGCTCTCAGATGGTGGCTAATGTTACGGGTACAGCTCCGAACTTGTTTCCTGACATTTGGGCCGATTTATCTAGTGCTACAGGTGTGTCTGTTAATGTGTTGCGTGCTGCTTTGGCGTTGCAAAGGTTCCAAGAGGCTCGGGCTCGTTATGGTTCTCGTTATGTGGAATATCTTCGCGCTCTTGGCGTTCGTTCTTCTGATGCCCGTATTGATCGTCCTGAGTATCTAGGTGGGGGTAAGCAGACTATTCAGTTCTCTGAGGTTCTTGCTACTGCCGAGACTGGGACTACGGTTGATGTTGGCGACATGAAGGGTCATGGTATTGCTGCGTTGCGTTCGAACCGTTTTCGGTATTTTTGTGAGGAACATGGTTATATCCATTCGTTCATCTCGGTTCGGCCTAAGACTATTTATGCCAATGGTTTGTTCCGTCATTGGAATCGTCGGACTAAGACGGATTTTTGGCAGCGGGAGTTGCAACATATCGGTCAGCAAGCTATCCTGAATAAGGAAGTGTACGCTGCTCATGCTACGCCTGACGGGACGTTTGGCTATCAGGATCGTTATGATGAGTATCGGCGTATGGAAAGCTCTATCGCTGGTGAGTTCCGTTCTACGTTGCTGGATTTCTGGCATATGGCGCGTATCTTTGCGTCAGCTCCTGCTTTGAATGCTGCGTTTGTGAGTGCGGTTCCCACTGAACGGTCTTTTGCTGTTCCGTCTCAAGATGTTTTGTACATTCACGCAAAGCATAATTTGATGGCTCGTCGTCTGGTTGCTCAGACTGGTTCTTCGTTCATTTTCTAGGAGTGTGCTATGGAAAATAAGCTTAAGGTGAAAGTTGATCCTCGGGTTGAAATGCGGGACTTCCCGAATAAGATACATGAGGTTCCCGCTGACGGTGTGATGGTGCTGTTTGATGGTCAGAATGAGTCGTTGGCTGAGGCTGTTGATGGTGCTGGTTGGAGCACGAACGATCCCGGTGTTGGTCGCGCTATTTTGCTTCCTGATGGGCGCGAGCTGCTTCATCCTGTTCCGGTTGCTCCGCCTGTTTCTATAGCTCAAAACAGTCAGATGTCTGTGAATGACTTGGTTGAGCAAAGTTTGCGGCGTTATCATGCTGAGCTTGAGGCTAATGCGGAGGCTGAGGAGAGCATGGCTGAGCTGTTTGAGTTTGATGATGATTTTGAATTTGAGCCTACTTCGCCCTGGGAAGAGCCTACAATGGCTCCTGAGTATCCCGAGATACCGAAGGAAAGTCCGCCCCCGGAACCTGCTCCTGCGGTGCCTCCAAAGGGTTCTGATGATCCTCCCGCACCCAAGGGGAAGCATCATAAAGAAAAGCCGGCTGATCCGCCGGCCGAGTAGTAGGCTTGATGCGGAAAGGGGGGCTTTTGCCCCCCTTTTTTCT